GGAGTACCGGGACATATGTATAAAAGATTGATAGTTAGTTGGTAGGGTTACTGCTCCATTCATCTTGGTTTGAGCATGAGTCTGCTGCATTTTCGGTGATCTCCTCTATGTCCTGTACAAAGTATTCAAACTTTTTAACAGATATTTCACAAGCCCCGTCCCAAATCTTTGCCACGGGTTCTCCCTCAAAGATTATATATTCGTCACTTATGTAGAGTCTGGGTTCCATGTGGAATGTACCTCTTGTGAGAGGAGAACATTGTCTTCCTCGGTGGTCATATCATATTCAAGCTGAAGAATCAAGTCTGCATAGTGCTTGACTTTGAGAATGTCCAAGGCACCTTCACCCTTGGTACGGTGACGGGTAATATATTTTACTATGTTACCCTCTAGAAAACCAAGCCCGTTGGCGTGAATATATTCCACAGGTTGGATTTTACATTCTTTATAGTGCGTACCACCCACCTGATTTTCTGTTGGTGTCTTCATTCTCTGGTGCTTCCTCCTCTTTGATAATAGGTTCATGTAGTATTGCGTTNATTCTTTTNCGTATAAACGTNACTTCCTTGGTATCTATAATCTTTTTTGCATAGGTTGTCAAGGCCTCTGGTTCAATTCCTGCAAGAAAACATACAGTTTCTTTGTCCTCTGCTGTTACCCCTACCTCTGCTGTGAGCCACGATCTGGCGTGTTCCCTGCTCAGAGAGGTATAGGTGCTGTCGTTTATGTGCACTGGCTTGGTGGCGTCCAGTAGCTGCTGTAGTATTACACATAAAAACAGTACCCTTTCAGGCGAGTGCGTATCATGTATGCCTTCTTCCAGTACAGAGTCAAGAGCAAACGAAGAACCTTCATAGCTANTNCCCCATGTCACTGGTTTGTTCTCCCACTCTCTCTACCTTTACTATGTCCTTCACCCTCTTTCTATAATACTTTTTACCTTTAACAGTTTTCATGGGTTTTTTGTTTACAAGTTGTATTAAATTATGGCCATAATAATTATTATCTTTTCCCCACCCTACTAAGTTATCAACTACAATTTCTTTTCCAGTATTAAAAGTAATTTTGTAAGGACCTTTGCACCGTGCCTTAGTAGCCTTTGTTCTGTACTCAGGATCAGCCCACCTAGCTTTAGATTTTTCACTTTGCTTCTTTACATATGNAGGGTCTTCATATGTTTCCAGAGGACAATAAAATCTAATACCACCTACGTTCTTGTTATAGTATTCCTTCTGATCTGTTCCCTCCAGCACAGCGGTGAGCACATGGTACTTCATCTGATAGTACTGTTCATAGTAGTGCAAGCCTCGCTTGGTCTCGTACTCTTGTATGATTTCAAACTTAAAATTTCTCTTACCAATCTTTTCTATGTCAGTGCACAGTTCCTTGGAAGAAGAGGTATAGACTTTCCAGTTAGAAGGCTTATACCTTTTCCGGTGCCGCATCTGCCAGTACTGCTTACACCCTATGTACTTCCTGTGGTTCTTCTTATTGGTGATAATATAAACAAAACCAAAATAATTATCTGGGTCAGGGACCCTTGTCTTGTCATCTCTAAAAGTCCAGTGCATTCTGTGCATATCCTCCANTGTTTNATCNTAGTCTTCTCCAAACCAAATCTCATTACAATGATAACAGTAACCGTGACTGTCATAGAAGACAAAACCATCAGAAGATTTACAGAACTTACACTCCTGATAAGAAAGTATAATAGACTGGTCTGGTCTTGCGCTCATTAAAAGAAGTCCTCCTCTACTCTGGGTTCCTTGGATANGTGAGTAAAGTACTCAGGCCCACGGGAATAGTTATACTTCCTTAGACCTGCCCCATTGTTGGCGTCCTTCCAGCACTCCACCTTGAAGTCACAGAACTTACAATTGAATCCTAGTTTTCTATTACCTGATGCTTCCTCCACCTCTGGGTAACACTTGGGAGGAGGCTCGTCATCAGGTAGAGTATCTTTCAAATAGTTTATTCTTTCGGCGGGGTCCACTGTGTCCAGAGGAACATTCAGCAGGGTCATACCCCCACCGCTCTTGTCAATGGCAAGGAAGTACCCTCTCTCCTTTCCCAGTGCTGCTCCGTAGGAACTAAGCTGGTACATATAACCAAAGGGATCATCCCCGTGGACCAAAGAACCGTCAACAAACTTTTTAAATCCATAGGGAGAAGCAGACTTTACATCCACCAGTTCTCCGTCTATCAGGCAGTCAATGTGTCCCTTTACACCTGAGACAGTTACTTCCTTCTGACAGTCTTCCACTGTGTGTCCCGCTTCTCTGGCAAGAAGAAGGACGAAAGCTTCTAGTATGTGACCCAGACAAAACCTAATCTTCAGGTCTGTTGTTAGCTTCTCTTTTCCATACCCTTTGTAATCATACCAGAGCTTTCTGTCCTCTCTTCCCACTGCTGAGAGCCGCAGCTTACCCGTGCTGTCACGATTAGACTCTTCAACAAAAAAGTTTTGCATCACCTCCTTTAGTTCATCCAAAAAGATAGCAAGATTAGCTTCTTCTGGAACCGTTCCCTCCTCTAACCGATAACCTATGTCATCCAGAAGAGTACTAATCTTGCTACTCATAGACTCTACCTACAACCCATTGTCTTCTGTGGTAAAGTCTTCTTCTCCAGTGTAGCCACCGTCCACTGCACTGAAGTCCTCTGATGCTCCTCCCTCGTAAGGGACAAGCTCCAACACTTGAACAGCGTCTAGGTAGAACACGCTCTTACCTGCCCACTGTCCCTGCTCCATCTCCTTGGAGCGGAAGAGAACATTGACCTTGCTCCCGTTACCTATGGCTGTGCCAGAGATATCGTTCTTCTGTGCATCCACAACACGGGGTGCAGGGAGTGCCTTACCTTCACGGGTGAAAGCATTCTTCTTGAACTTGAAGAACGGTCCACCACTGGCATGGTTCTTCTTCTTACCGTCCTTGACAGATGCTGAAGGGTTCATACCTTCTATCATCTTAACTCCCTTGGTATCCAGCCCAAGGTCAAGGCACCATTCAGTGTCTTCCCTAGAAGTAGTCTGATACTTCTGTGCAGGGTTGTTAGGATCAAGTTTTGCCCAGTAAGCTGTACCTTGTACAATTGGCATTGTCTCTAGACTCCTTTCAGTTTACCCAGAATACTCTGGAATGTTTTGATGTTGTAATCCATAACATCTTCAATGCACTGTGTCAAGCTATTTTTATTTTTAATTTCTTCCCTGATCTCTTGCTCTTCTTCCATATGATGATTGATCAGAGTGTCAAGTTCCCGCCTCACGGTGCTCAGTTCAGTGACCAGTTCACTGTTACGGATATAGGATTTCTGAACCTGTTCTTGCAGGTCAAACACATTCTTCTCTAGTACCTTGATCTTCTGGTGCTGTTTATCAATGGTGATACTGAGCACCTCCATCTTTTTGTTCTCTGACATTTACTTATTATCTCCTTTCACTTTTGGTTTGGTTAATTTAAATAAAATAAAAGAAGGAAAATCTCCATTGGGTTCTATCAGAATGGAGGGAGAATCTTCCTTGGTCCAAGGAGTGTAACCAACGTACTCCCAAGTATACCCCTTGTCTTTGTGTTCTTCTACTCTCTTTATAAACTCTTCATTATCTAATCCAACAATGGTAGTGGTGGATATAACTGCTGCAATAGCTATTGAAACCGGGTCCATTTACTTCTCCTTCTAGTGGGTCTCTGCCCAATTTGTGCCTACATTGTACTCCCCTGTCAGGGGGCAGTTTAACTTACAAAACTCTCCTGCTTCTTTGATACTCTCTATTCCCAGTGTTCCTACCATATCTGATAGGTCCTTGTCAACCTCTAATTGCCATTCATCGTGAACATTTGCAACAAACCGTGCACCCTCTGGTAGTTTGTCATTGAATATAACCAAGCCACGCTTCATCACAATGGCCGCTGCACCCTGTAGCTGTGTGTTCAGTGCAGCGTGAGTGGAACGGATGAACAACTTCCTCCCGTCCAGTCCCTTGATGAACCCTCGCTCTGCTGCAAGGGTCACGCGCTGGCGCTCTGTGTGAAGAGCAGGGGTGGCCTCTAGGAACTTGTCAATAAGGTCCTGTCCATCTGCTGCTGTGCCATCTACTATGCTTCCGATCTTGGCAGCACCTGCACCGTAGAGGAATGCATAGATAAATGTCTTGGCTTGGGCGCGAGAGCTTAGTCCTGCTCTCTCTTGGTTAGCTGTGTGTATGTCACCGGAGACAACTATCTCCGTGTACTCTGGGTCATTCATGTAGTGACAGAGCATCCTTAGTTCAATTGAAGATGCATCTATACCCACAAGGTTCTGCTTCCTAGGATTACCCGGTACCCATAGTCTCCTGCACTCTGGTCCATACGGTGAGTACACAGCGGGTACCTGTGCCATGTTAGGAGTGGCGTGGGCCATGCGCCCTGTGATTGTACGGAGGGTCAGGACCTTCCCGTGTACTCTGCCTGTCTCTGGATTGATGGCATCTATCCAAGAGTTTACCTGTGCTATGCGCTTCTGTAGCATCATATACCGGGCAACCATCTGGGCCTCGGGCATGTCAATCTCAGAGAGAATACTCTCGTCAACCACCACATTTCCTAGGTCAGTCTTCTTCTCAGGGACCCAGCCCATCTCTATCAGCCGCTCTGCCACCTGCTTGCGTGACCCGGGGTTGAAGGGAATGTACTTGGTCTTGGTCTTCATCTCTACCTCGGTGGGCGGGAAGGTTTCCTGCATCTTCTGCTTGATAGTACTAAGTTCATCTGTCAGTTCAGCCACAAGCATACAGGCGTTCTGCTCATCTAGCTTGAAGCCGGTACGTTCCTGCTCAGATAGTATTGTTCTGACACTGTGCTCCAGTCTGATGCACTCGGTAGAAAAGTTTACCAGTTCTTTCTTCACTTCCTTATAGACCTTGAGACATATGCGAGTGTCCTGCATACAGTACTCGCCCATCTCCTCAGAGTACCCCTGATAAAACTTCTCGGTGTCTATCTCTATCTTTGGGTAGTTAAAGTACTTACCCCATGCTTCAATTGAATGGCCCCCGTCTCTGGTGGGGTTTGCAAGTTGAGAGAGTACCATGGTGTCAAGCAACTGCTCCGACTCAAAGTGAATACCCCAAAGAATATCAAGTATACGAAAGTCAAAGTGAATAGCATTGTGGCCAATAACTTTATCCGCTTGTGCCGCATAATCTGCAAAGATATCTCTTTGTCCCTCTGTAAATAGTCTCGGGGTTTGGACTTCAGTCCCATCCTTGTTCTCCTCTACCAGTACTGTACCCACACACCATATGCGGGTAGGGTTAAATCCATCTGTTTCTATATCCAAGAACAGTCGCTTCATCATAGTACCTCGTCAAAGTCCTCTGCTTCTGTATCGTCTATGTCCGCGTCTGACTCTGTATCTGTATCAGGATCGTCTATCTGTGTCAAGCGTCCTGTCTCTCGGTCATAGTGAAGGTAGCAAGCGGGACCAGTGAGACCAGCAAAGCGGTTCTTCAGCACCCTGATAAGCGTGATGTTTCTTTTGTACAGGTCAGGGTCCTGCCCGTTCCGCTCCAGACCTAGCACCATGTTGGAGAGTTGACCTATGCCAGCGGTCCCTCTGAGTTCAGAGAGTGAGGTCTGTCCTCCCTCTTCATGTGACTTACCAGTGGGACGCTTGGAGTGAGAGACCATGCCCAGCCAGATGTCTAGTTCAATGGTCAGGGTCTTGAGCTTGGTGGCTATCTCGTCCAGTGCCTTCCGCTCATCACCTGCGCTCTGGTCACTGACAAGGATAGAGATGTGGTCTAGGAATATGTACCGACAGTCACAGGCATAGCGCATGTACTTGATGGTATCCACA